GAACCACTGGTTCCATTGTTGCCACTGGTTCCTGATACTCCACTGGTTCCTGATACACCACTAGTTCCTGATGAGCCTCTTAAACCACTACTCCCACTAATACCTGATGTTCCAGATGAACCACTTGTTCCTGATGAACCTTTTAAACCACTACTTCCACTAATGCCTGATGTTCCACTTGTTCCAGATGAACCACTTAAACCACTACTACCTGTTCCTAATGGATAATATACTGCTTGTCCTGAACCATTAAAACCAGCAATCATATTTATATCACCAATGTGTCCTGATGAAGTCCAAGTTAAATTACTTAAATTAACATGGTCGTTTGAACCTAAATTATCAACAGACACTTGTCCCATTCTATTTCCATATACATAAGTAATAGAAAATATACGACATTTACCAGTATTACCATCACCAGTAGCAGTTATATAAGTTATTCTTGCGAATATAACATATTCATTTGATAAAGTAGATAAACCACCAAAATATAAACCTCTTGTGTCCTCAGCAATCGCTGATGCTGAACTTGTATATGTCGCCTGTGGTTGAAGCATTATCATTCTATAACTCTGTGATACGGTGTCTAATGTTGAAGGTGATAAGATTTGATAAACATTATAGTATCTATTATTTATACCATCTGTTAAACTACCCGTGAGCGGATTATTAACCTGAATAAAAGAACCAGCAGATTTAAAAGGTAGTGTTGTTCCACTTGCGAATATACTTGTGGAACCACTAACATACATAGTTGTATATGTTCCTTGTGTCCATACAGGTATAACGGTTTCTAAATCTTCGTCTTGTATTACAGCAACATCAAAACCTGGTGTATTAGCAGCATCAGTAGCAACATTAGGTTCCCAAGTTCCAGCGGTTGCTTTACCACCTGATACTAAATATGTTCCTATCTGTGAATGTAATTCTTCGTGCGTTCTCCAATCCATTAATCCGTGTGTTTCACGTTGCGCGAATGTATCACTAATAGTATTGTAATATAAAAAAGCAACTTGACAATCAGCAAAGTTCCATACGGTTTGAGCCCAAGTAAAATTATCTCCATCCGAAGTAGATAAAAACCATTTACCAGTTGTTGCTGTGTGTCCTGTTGAAGTCCAACTTGTTCCTAAACTATGTTTAACACCACGCCAGAAATAATCTATACCACTAGCATTTATTAAAGTAATAGTTCTACCTGTATAGTTATAGTATATTGATATATTATCACAATCTAAAAAACCTGTAAAATCTTTTGTATCTATAATAGTTGAACTTAAATCATTTGATATAATTGCTTTAACTTGATTATTTACATTAGAAGTAGTTGATATAGTTATACCTAAACCTTCTTCTAATTCAACACCGCGATAAGTTTCTCCTGTATTATTTACAGAATATATAGCAGTATCACCAGCAGGAGTGGTGAATAACCAACTTTCATATAAATCGTCTATTGCTGATATACCACTTGACCCAGATGTTCCACTTGAACCACTTGTTCCATTGGTTCCTGATGTTCCATTTGTTCCTGATGTTCCATTTGTTCCTCTTGTTCCACTGGTTCCTGATGTTCCACTAGTTCCACTGGTTCCACTATCTCCTTTTAATTCTAGCCATATACCACTAACTACATCATAATAGTAAAATAGATTATCTGTTTGATTATACCAAATTATTTCCAGATTTGTTGGAGGTGTTATGCTTTTGTGAATAGCAGCAATCTGTCCAAGATTTCTCATTTATTATATTTAATTTTTTTAGATATATTATCAGTTTTTTTATATTTCTATCTTGTCTTTTCATATTCTAATTTTTGAAGTTATATTTCTTTTACCTAAATACCAACCTGAATGAATAGTTGTTTCTGTTTTACCAACTAATCCTGTATTATTAATATATTCAGGATAATCATTAGCATTTTTACATAAGTAATCACTCAATTTATCGTCATACTTATTCGCAATTATTCTATATTTAGAACATAGTTTTTCAATTTCATTTAGCGGACTATATTGTGCGTTAGACGGTGTGAATTGAAAAACTCCACCATCAGCAATTTTGAAAGCGTTTATAGGTATAAACAATTCCATAGTATGAAAAACTAATGAAGGTGTTATATATGTTGATAATAGAGTATTATATGGTTCAGCAATAGTAATACCAGATGTTATATAACTACAAACTTTATTATATAAATCACTACCCAAAATTGGTTCAATATATAAGATTTGTGCGTTAAAGATATGTGGTTGTATATTATTCTCATCCAGATTACCTGAAACGGTTGTATAATGTAAAACATCATCCAAAGTAATTAAAAGTGTATTTTCCATTTTAATCTTTATTTATTTTTTTCATATATACCTGTTCCATAAAATAATAGTCAGGTGTATTTTTAATTATTTCACTATCAGCATTAAACAAATAACCTTGATTAGATAAGATTTCTAATTTTTTTGATATAAGATTACCATTATTAGATGATTTAACATATTTATACTTGGCTTTTTCATTTATTTTACCATCAAATATACTTTCTTTTATCAGTATATCATCATTTTTTTCTTTCAAAGTGTCTATTTTATTCAATATAACTTGTGAATTGACTTCTGTATATAGATTAATTTTACTTAACTTCTGTGTTTTATCAGTATTACTAAATGGATTATATGTAATAAATTGTATATCAGCGAATAAAAGATTAGAAATCATAATTTTTTTAACACCTTCAATTATATAATTTTGATAATGTTTCAATTTACTTTCATAAAATAGATAAAAACTTGTTGCTAGTTCATCAGCATTATTACCTAATCCTGAACCATCTCTTAAACCAAAAAGTATTGGACTATTTACTCCGTGTCCAGCAAGTATTTTTTCACTACATTCTTTACTTAAAAATGTATATGTATTATCTAATCCTGGTTGCTCTACGGTGTCCAATATAGTTGCTTGGTCCTTATTAGCAGCGAATGCGATTACTGCTCTACCACCATTAGAGGGACCACTAAACTTTTTATTTACATCCATTTCTATCTGTTCCATTTGTTCATCACTAAACTCATCACCTATAAAAGTAATAACAAAACTAGGGAATAATCCATTTCTTATATTTGAAAGATGGTATTTACTTATTTCACTTTCTAATGATATATAGTTTATACCTCCATTATAATCAACTGGACTATAATAATCAAAACCTTTTTTATCTAATTGGATTACAAATATAGAAAGTTGTTCAGTTGAACCTTCTTTCCATAAAGGAAGTTTATATGGTTTGTTGTCTAATGAATAAACAGAAGTCCAATCATTACAATACCACATATAATTTATTATACCAGTTTTTTTATCTTTCGCATCAAATCTATATTTTATTGCTTCTGTATATTTAACTTTTTTACCACCTATGATTTGAATACAAGTCATTCCATATAATTTCAAATCACCAATCATTTTTTTAATAACATCCTTAGGAAAATTATCATTAATAAACTTATTTGAAATTGGATTTTGTTCTGGATTAATAACTTCAATACCTTCGCCTGTTGCTAGGTTTTGAGTTCCATCTATAACTGCTTGGTTGGTTGGACTAGAAAGATATAGATTTCTTAAATAGTTAGGATAATCATTATCTTTACCATAATTTATCCATTTATTAGAATATGAATTATATTCTCCAAAGTCATAAGGTGTTATGTCTTCTACTTTTGATAAGTTTAATACTTTTATTTTTTCCATAATTTTATTTATTTAGTTTTGAATATGTTTTTTTTATTTTGTTTAACAAATGTATTAGACACACTATCTATAAAACATCTAATTAAAGTTTGATTTGATAAATAGTATGTAGTAGTTCCACTATCATACCAATATGATTTATATGTATATAATCCATTTTGTTCAAATTGATAAGTTATACCACTATGGTTTATTTTACCATTATATCCAATAGTATTAGTTAAACCAGAAAAGATTTCATTTGTGGAATGGTCCAAGATTTCATATTTACTAATAGCATTATATCTTGAAGTATATATAAGATTGTTTGTCTGTCCTGAATAAACTATAATCATTTGTATTATTTTTTATTAAAAACTAAAAACTATGTCTTTTTGATTTTGATTAAATAAAAAAAAGGAACCTCATTTAAGAAGTTCCTTTTTGAAAAATGAAAAATTATATATTAGAAATGAAGATTAAGTGCCTTTTACGATAGTTGGTTGCTGCGTCATACCAGCGAATGCTGATGTGATAGTTGAACCACTAAAATAGTTCGCATATTCTCTTTCTTGTCCCACAAGTGTTATAGTATATCCATATTTATCTCCAAGTGCTGCGCCTGTATCATGAATAGAAGTAGTCAATTCAACTCCTCTAATTCTACCTGCGAGCCAAGCGTTTCCAAAATTATCCTGAATAACTACTTGCGGTCTCCCATAAGCCAAAAGTTTTATTTCATTATTAGTAGCATAGTCGCCACCTTTCAAATCAAGTGTTAAAGTTTGATTTACAAATGTGGTTCCATTATCTCTACTTGACACCATTTCTTGTGTTAGTTTTGAGGTTCCTTTTAACTCATATTCATAAATACTTGTAGTGCCTGATAGATTAGTGATTACATTAGCCGCACTAACAATAGGCACGAGTGTTCCAAAATTAGCAAACCATACTTTGTATAATCCGCCTATAAACTCTTTACAAGGTTCAAGTCGTCCTGATGTTATTAAGCAATTTCCCATATTATTATTATTATTATTTTTTTTCTTTCCAGTATTTTATACCAGATTTACTTAATTTAACTCTGGTTTCAACACTACAAATCCTACCTAATGTAGATTTACTTATTTTATTTTTTGTTTCTTGTGAATGTGGTGTAAATACTTTACCTTTTCTGGCATCACTCATTTTTAATTTAGTTTTATCACTAACTATTGAACCTTTTTTAGATTTACTTATTTTATCTTTTTCTTCTTGTGAAAGTTTTCTACCAATACTTGAACCTCCACCTACATTCAAATTATATCCACCTTCACCAAAACTATTAAATATATCTATACAAAACATCTCCATCTCATTTAAGTCATCTATATTATCTAAATAACATAAAATATCCCATTTGAACTCATATTTTCTTAAAGCATTATGAAAATATGAATTACAATTTTTTAAAGATTTACTAATATGGCTGGACTTTCTTCTATTAAGTGTAGAAGTAGTTTGTCCTATATAAACTTTACCATTTGTTATATTTGTCGCTTTGTATATTAACACTATATTTTATATTTTTTTCTAAAAGATTGGTTCTATTTTAGAACCAATCTCTTATTTTTCATCACTATTAATAAGCCCAGTAATAAACTATTTCAGCACCAATTCCGTATTGAACTCCTGCTGTAAATCTCATTACAAACTTAACGTTTTCACTACCATCAATGTCTGCTTGGTCTAAAACTTTAACTGCGTTAAAATCACTCATCAAACCAGTTCCAAACCAGATGTTTTCTTTTTGAGCACATACCATTTCTCCTGTTGGAAGTCCTGGTGTTTCTATAATTTGAATACCTGCGAATGATAAAGGTGCGTTTTGAACACCAGTTGGACCTTGTGCTAAATAACCATTAGCACCTAAACCAGATGCTCCAAATCCACCCAAAGACAACATATAATTCATAACTATATCAGTTGCGGCGTAAATAACTGGTTTAATACCAGCGGAATATATTTTAGTTGTAGCGATTTTAGCAACAACTTTTGCGAGTTCTGCTTGAACATTAGATGCTGAAATTGTAACACCTGTTGAAGTAACGTCTAATACGGTTGAATCCGCTTTGAACATAAGTGTTAAACCTGATATAGAACCAGCAGCATCAACACCAGCCCAGATAGCACTTTCCATTTGTGCTCCTACTGATTGTGAAATGTTTGCGATTAAATAATCTGCGAATGTTTTAGGAAGAACATCAAATGCGGAATAACCCATTTGAATTGCGTCCCAATCCGAATGAAAATCTTTTTTACATAAGTTTAGATTAACCTGTAATTCCTTAGGTTGAAGTATTCTTTCTGTAAGAGTAACCGTTCCTACTGGTGTAAAATCACAAGTAGCATCTGCTATAAAAGATGCGGTAGCAAGTTTCTTTACTACTTCTTTATATTTAATGTTAGGTTTAATAGTAATGTTTCCATTACCCAAAGTTGGTGCTGATAAAAGAGCGGCAGAGATATATTTTCCTGCGAACTCACCAGCATAAGTTGATGTGATTGATGTGGTTGTAGCCATTTTTTTTTATTATTTTTTTTTATTCTTATTTATACATATTTTTAAGAATACTATTAAGTTGTTCGTTCTTTTTATTAATTGGTTTGTTTTGTTCTTGAACCATTAACATTTCTTGTTCTGGTATAATCATACTCATTTTAACATCGTCCTCAAATGTTTTCTTTGATAAACTTTCTGCTAATTGTGTTAAGATTTCCCTAATAGATAAGTTTTCTTGTTCCAATTTTTCAATTCTGCTCATTAATTCAGTGTTCATTTCTACTTCAACTTCAGGAGTTTCAGGTGTTTCTACTTCTTCACTTGGTCCCTCAATTGGTTCCTCTGGTAGAATAACTTCTTCAACTTTTCCATCCATAACTTTAATTTTTGAACCATCTTCAAAAGTATATTCTCCATCAGGACAAGGTATTTTACCGCTCTCATCTACTAAAAAGATTTCCATACCTGCTGTTAATTCATTTCCATCAAAGTTTAAGATTAATCCATCAGTAGTTTTTATATCAGTTAAGTTTTCGCTCACCTGTTCTACATCTGTTTCCTCACTTAAAAAAGTTTTAATCTTTAAAATTATATCTTTAACGCTCATAATATATGATTATTTTTTAATAAAAACTATTTGAATATAGTTTTTGATTTATTTTGTATTATATTTTTTCTAATTTACATTTACAATTGCTCTCACAAAAGGTGGAGTATGGACTATATGGATATGAAGTTATTAATCCAGCGAGATTAAAGTTCTCTGGAATACCTGGTATAGCAATAGTAGTCCATTCGCGTAGTGTATGAACTTGTCCATCATATTCTAAACAAGAAGCACAATTTTTATCTTTTTTTGAAGTTTTCCATTTGAAGTTTTTATCTAAATCTTTTTTAGAATAATTCAATGCTAAATATATTTCAAGTATATCTTTTTCATCTTCATTATACATACTCATTTCAACTTTTTCTTTATGAGTGAAAGTTCCTTCTATACTAAAACCTTTTATCATTTTAGTTTCTATAAACTCTTTCCATAAATTATCATCATTAATTTTATATGTTCCCATCCAAGTTCCTATTGGCAAGTCAAATCCTAATGCTTTACTTTTATCTTTTTCAGTATCAACTATAATCCAACTTTCAATAAGATTTACCTTATTCAATTTAATTTCATGGTTTAAGGTTATATTATCTTTATTATTATTAATGATAAAGTTTTCACTTATAGTTCTAATAGTTTCTTTATTAAAAACTATATCATAATCTTTTCTAGGTATAATTTTATCTGGTATTAGTATTGGACCACAAACTACTTTTCTTTTCTCATCAACTATTTTAGCGAGTTCAATTTTTAATTGTAAGTTTTGTTTGTCTTTACTTAATAAAATAAAATTAGTTTCTATGGCTGGTTCAATTACTAAACCTATACCAAAAACTCCATCTACCAATGGGTCCTCTATTACCATTTCATATAACATATTCTTTTAATTTATTTTTATTAAAAACTATATATCATAGTTTTTTGATTTATTCTTAAATTGTGCCGTTCGCTATAATTTGTCTATCTAATTGTTGTTGAGTATTTACATCTTTACCTATAACATAAGTTTTCATAGGTGCTGGTGTTGGTGTTGGATTATTAGGACTAAAACTAAAACTAGTGCTTGGTGCTGTTCCTGTTGTAGTTGGACTTGAACCTCCACCAGAACCACCTGAACCACCACCAGAACCATCTATGGGCGTTGCTAGTATCTTTGCTATTTGTGCTGCTCCAACTAAACCAGCAGCAATTTGAAATGGTATAGCAGCAGGATATCCAAGTTCAGCACCAGTTTTAACTATACTGGCTGCTGTATTAATAATAGTTGAACTAATCGCATATGCTTTTTCTCTTTTTGCTGCTTTCTTTTTAATTTCAGCAACATCTTTCTCATATTGTTCTTGTGAGATTTTACCATCATTCAACCTTTGATTTAATAAAGCGAGTTGTGTATTAGTAGCAATCTGGTCGATAGCCATTAAACTATCTAATGACATTTGAGCATATTCAGCCTTTTTATCTACATTATCTTTGTAATCTTGAAGGTCCTTAGCATCTTTATCTTTTTTATCCTGTGTTGCTTTCTCTTCTGCTTTAAGTTTTCTTTCTGCTTCTGTTTCATCCATAACAATAACCTTCTGGTTATAGTCCTCTTTCATCAAAAGAAGTTCTTGTTGTATTTCTCTATATCTTTCACTACCAACTTCTAGATTTTTCATTTCATTTTCAAGTAATCTTCTATCTCCTTCTTCTTGAAGTATAAGATTTTGTTTTTGTTTTTCAAATCTTTCATCTAAATTAGTAATTCTCTCTGCTTCAAAATCCATTTTCTTTTTATGAGCATCCCATTCTGTTTGTGATAATTGTATAATAAAAGCCAATTCTTTTTCTTGGTCCGCTTTTTGTTTTTCATCATCTATTTTTTTCTGTGCGTCATCTTTTTCTTTTTGAGCAGCCCTATCATCACTTCTTTTTTGAGCATCAGCAGCAGCATTATCTTCTAAAACATTTTTTCTATTCATTGCTTTTTCTGTTAAAGCCATAGATTGTTGTTCTAAATCCATTTTAGTAATTAAAGTATCTGTATATGATTTCAATAAACTTTTATCCATAAGTTTCTGGTTCATTACAGCCATACTTCTTGCTGAACCAACATCTTTCAAATCCTCTAATTCTTGTTCTGTTAAGTTTTTACCATTAATAAGTTTTCCAAAAGCAATTCTACTTGCTTCATCAGCATACGCTACATTTTTTTCAAATTGTTCTTTTTCAAGTTTCATTGCTTGTTCAATCAAAGCAATTCTTTCCTTATCAGTTTTACTTCTATCTTTTGATTGTAATAATAATCTATCTATTTCTACTTGTGCTTTTTTATTTGATATAGACAATTGTAAAGCCACATCCTCTAAATCCTGTTCAGCCTTTTTTAATTTAATTGCTTCTTCTGCCGCATTTTTCATAGATGTTCCTAAACCATTAAAACTTTCTTTAAGTGATTTATTACCTGTGACTAGTCCTACAATAGTTGTTTTTAATACATTCCAAACAGCCACCATTGCTGCGAATGATTGTTCTATTTTTTCTATTAGTGGTTCAAAATCTTTAAAGATAGAAACTAATAACATAATACCAGCAACAATAGCACCAATAGCAAGTAAG